TCATACATCACCCTTCCGCTTACTTTTAGCCCACAACCGAGCACAACCCTGATAGGAAAAAACAACAAGCAGTAGCAGCACCGTTAAAGGCCACAAAAAGGTAGAAGCTATTGCTATATCGTCGTCTTCAAAAGGAGAGCCGGTCAATCCGGGCATAATGCACATCACAACTCCCGCCCATATAACGAAAGCCCACATTAGATCACTCATACATCACCTCCAGCTTTGCCGGCATCGTTGCGCAGTCTCTGCACCTCCTGCAAAATCAGATCGTGCAAATCTTCAACGAGCATGGATGTTTCGGGGGGCATGATGCATATACCTTCTGCAACCTCGTTAACCGCATCTGCCTGCTTCCGTAGAATTTCAACCCGGAACTGCTCAGCGTATTCCTCGGGACTGTTAGCCCAGTGGTTTAGCAGGCACACGTCATCAACTTCCCAGTCAGGGTAATCGTCGTCAGGCTCTCCGGGCACCATGAAGAACCGCTCTACAGCATTCAAACACTTGGTAAACTTAACCGTGTTCTCAGCACACGTTACCAAAGTTCCCCGGGTTCTGGCCGCAGACCCTGTGCCAAAAGCCTCTCCTACTGCATTGATAGTTCCTTCAAGTTCAGCCACTCGCGCCCGCAACTCTTCATTTTCCACGCGCATGGCTTTATAGCCTGCAGCTTGTTCTTTGATGCAATACTCATCACCCGGCTGATGGTTTCTGTCTTCAAAGCAAATGGGACAAAACCAGCACTGTGCTTGCATGCCGCTCATTGGCCTTTCTCCTGCTTTAAACCATGCAGCGGGCACGACTGCCATTTAACTTCGCCGCAAAGGCATTCCGGCACATCGGCGCTGGCAGGGCGGGCTAGGATTTCCTGCAGCCTTTTGAGGTCACTCATACAGTCGAGTGTTGCAGTATCTTCCTGGTCCCCGCACCGATTACATGCAATGAACCCAGATTCGAGTCCAGCGATTACACGATCAATTATAATTTTTTCCTCACCCTCAAGCGCCTGGCGGCTGGCTTGCCACTCACACGCAGCATCAAAAACTTGAGCATAAAGCTTTGACTGCCCCGTAAAAATGCCATCCCCTTGGTATTCAGGTGATATTCCCGCATCGCTCAATGCCTGCATAAATGCTTCGTGCCAAGTTTTAACATTGCTCATCACATTCACCTTATCCATGACCGTAGTAACCGAGGCTGACACCCGGATTGATCGCCGGCATAAACAGAAAACCCAGCGTTTTAACTTTCGGCTCTTTCCTGCCCGCATAGTGCGCTATCGAAAAAACGTGCTTCTCAGTCGTGCCGATGTGCTCGGCAATTGCTGCGAGACTGTCCAGGTCGTACAACTTTTGCAGCCTGGCCCGCTCTTTGACGCTGGCACATAGCGCATCGATCACCTCCAGCGGCACGTCTTGATAGGCCCGGCTGCACTTCGCGTACTTAAAGCCCCTGGCTGCGATCCTGCGCACTGACGACGCGCTGATACCGTGTGCTTTTCCAAGCCGTGCATCTGAGAGCAACTTGATTGCCTGCAAGATCGCGTGGCCGCGGCGGTAGCGCTCAACGACAACATCACGCTGCGCTTTGGTGAGTTCTGCTCTCATGCTGCAATCCTCCGGTCATAAACCTCGTTAGCCCTGGCCGCAATCGCCGCCATTCGACGCCGGGTAATGGTCGCTTCACTCACTCCGTTGCGCTTAGCAATCGCCTTAATGTGAAACTTCGGCATCTGGGTACTCATCGCTGAATTGTATTGCGCCCGCAGACCCCGAATCTGCCCGTTTCTGGCGCTTTTCCTGCCATTGTTGGCTTGTTTCTCAATGCACCATATAGCGCATGGGGTTAGATCAAACCGCTCTCCCAGGGCTTCGAGAGAGCGCTCGCGCAAATACTTGATCCAGTAGTCGCGCACAGCCAAATCTTGCTTGATGCTCATGCGCTTTCCTTGCGATAAACGATGGAGTTGAACACGATGGCCACGAGCCCAGCTGGCTTTGGCTGCCACATGCCAATCGGCTGAGCTGCGTTTTCAATTGACAGGTCAACGGCTTGTCGCTCGGCGTCAAAGCGGGCAGCTGTTACCACGGCGGCCCCGGCAGGATTACTCAAAACCCCAAAGGCGAAACGCTCAAGGTTGCTGGCAGCTTCGGGCTCCTGGCGCACCGGTGCCGCGACTTCCGGATTAATGCGCTGCTGCGGCTCTGGTGCGACTTCAGCCTGGTGCACTGGCTGCTGAACAGATTGCTGCTGTTGCTGCGCCTGATCCTGCGCTTGCTGTTGCACCCGATAATATTCAGTCTCGGCCTGGCGCTGTGCCTGATCTGCAATCTGTCGTTGCTCATCCTCAAACCGCTTACGGATGCGCTCTTCAGCCACCTTTTCGCGGTCCAGTTCTGAGGCAATAATCGCTTGTAGGCGTTGACCGTAATCGTCATCGGATGCAAACAGAAAAGTCTCGACGTGGGCCCGGGTCAGTGGTGCCGCTAAACCTGCGCGGTAGCTTTCGTTTTCCAGCTTTTGCAGGCGCAGTTCGGTGTTCTGTTGCAGGTTTCGGTCCGCATTCACCCGAATCACCAGCTCGGACTTTGCCGAGGAAGACAATTTTCCGGATTTTGTCAGGGTGTTGAGCTTTGCCATATCGGTGACAGCTGCCCAGCGAAACTCTACGGTTACCTGCTGCTCGTCCCACATTGCCGCGAGGGCTTCTTTCAGCGCAACCAAGGCAAGTGCGCGGGTTTCATCCTCAAACACCTGCGCCTGGTCCAGCAGCTTAGTGCGTCCGTCCTTGCACATTTTTTCAAGCGACTTTGCCTGTTCTTCAAAGACGCGAATCGGAGCGCTCACTTTTTTTACGGCTACAAGCCGGCGACTGCTAATGTCCGCCGCCCGCTTGTTCAGTTCAGTGGCTAATTTCTTGCAGTCGGGCAGGGTTTCCAGCGTCACCACCACATCGTATTTTTGAAGCTCTGTTTCCAGCCAGGCGCGGGTTTCTTCGTAATTGAAATCAATGATCGCAGGGGTTGATTCAACGCGGATCAATGCGGTGGTTTCAGTGACTAAGGCGTTCATGCGGATTCTCCATTAACACTAAGGGCTGCTTTCTTGACCGCGTCTCTTTTTGCTGTAAAAGTGCCAAGCACGGTAGACAAATTAACGTCCGGGTTTGCTGCTGAAAATTCTTTAATGTCAACGTGCCAAGCGCGCAACTCTTCGGTATTGGTGCAGTCGTTCACGCCGTTTATCATGAAATCAATGGCGTCGGCCAGGTCGTCATCGACTTTGCTGGACTGATCCTGCTCGCCAAAATCTGGCGCATCGGACTCTGCCTCAACCGGCTTCTGCTGCTCGCGTACTCGGTTTTTTAGTGACGACGCAGCGGATGATCCACTGGCTCCCGGGTTGATTTCGCGCTCTGGTGTGCGCTCATGCAGCTCGTCAATGCTGTACACGCCCAAAATCACATCCGGGCAGTACATGCGTGACCAATACTTAACCGCCAAATAGGCTGCCTGCTGCTTTGGTTGGGTTTTCCAGAGTGGGGAGTTCTTGGTGCCAACCGTGTGCAGGTACACCGGCTCGCCCCAAGTGATCTCATGCTCACCGGCCAGCACGGCGCCTACGCGCACCCATGCATCCTTTGTGTTTACGTCCAGCCAGTCGCCGCCGTATTCGTACTTAAACCGGCCTTTGATGGCGCGTGACGAACTAATTACTGCGTTCACCAGCTGGGCCTCATAGCCCAAGGTGCCACTGACGACGTGAGTTTTTTGTGCTACCGCAAACGGGTTCATGCCCCACTGTGCGGCCTGCATAGTCACTGCCATACAGTCGCCCATGTTGTCCTGCAAGTGCTTGGGCACGGTGGATCTGCCGGTGGCCATCACTTCCGCAAACGCCTGAATCTGGCCCATAATCTGCGGATTCATCAGCATGTTGGCGGTGTGAGTAGCGTTCGGTGCCTGCATTTCCGGCTGGTGTTGCTCTGCCGCGTTGCGCGAATAAGCCTGCATTGGGTTGCTGCTCATGACATTCTCCGTTCGTCTTGTTTGATCGCCCAGCCCGGACGTGCCAGGCGGCGTATGTGTGTCCAGTCGTCGTTAACACGGCACTGGTGATAGGTTTCAAGGGCTTCTCGGTAGCGCTCGTAACCGCTTTGTATCCACGATGAGCCAAGGTCCACCACATCTACTGCGTAGCGCCCAGCGCCCACGGTGGAGCTGCATACCAGGAAGATAAATTCAGGCTCTACGCCGAAATGCTGCTTGTATCCGTCGGAGTACATCGCGTCCTGAACGTGGTACCGGAATTCTTCAACATGCTTTTCAAAGCGATCCATGCCGTCTACTTTCTTCACGTCCACAATGATGTGGTGATCGGTCAGGATTCTGTCTGGTCGCACCCGGCACAGCTCGCCGGTTTCCTTGTCAGTCCAGTAGATAGAAGCCTCGTTCACGCCTTTCTGGTCCATGATCCAGCGTGCCGTGGGGTGGGCCTGAACGCTGTCCAGCATGATGAGCAATTTCTCGTTCTCTTCGGCGGTCATAATCATTTTGTGGTTATGCTCTGCCTGAAAATCTGCCCAATCTGCCTTCCCGACGTTGGTGCGCAAGTTGAATTCGGGCGCCACGACAAACTGGTTGTCGAACTCGTGAGGCTCCAATAACTTGGTGTGCAAGGCGGTGCCAAAATCCATAGCCTTGAGCTTTTCCGCGTGAACCGGTGCTTTGCGTGACCAGGGTAGGGAGGACGGGCAGTGCGCTACGTGGTCGAGTCCGCTTTTGCTGATGCCCGGGCCGCCGTGGTAATCCGCGTTGCTCAGATCGGTATAAAAGCCTGGCTGCCCGGTAAAGATTTCCGGCTCTTTGGTAAACTCCGGCGCTGGCACTTCAAGCAAATCAAACGGGTTAGCGATAATGCTCACGATGCTTTCTCCAATTTCTGCGGCTCAACTTCCTGCATCTCGTTGTCTAGGTCCGCGCGGTGCTCAAAAAGAAGCTGATAAACTGCGTTGTTAAGCACCAGTTTCAGAGAGTTGGCAGCCAGCCGGTGGTTGTTCAGCGCGATCAACCGAATGGCTTCGGTTAGCTCTTCGCTGCCTTGGCAGATGCGCCTCTCCACATCGGTCATGCACAACAGAGGCTTACCGGTTAACAAGCTGTGCACGGTCTGGCCGCTTAGAATCTGGCGCTTCAATGTGTAGATCCGGCTAAACCAAAAATAACCATCGGGCTTGCGCTGTAACCATCCATTCGCCTCACCAACACCCATTAATTCCGCGCGCTCTTTGTGATAAGTTTTAATGTCATCGCAGTGCGCCATGCCTTCCATTTGTTGCTGCCACTCTTGTAGGGTCACGTCATCTTCTCCATGTTCTTCAGCGCCAAAATCAACCGCTTCCGGTGCCGCACAACCGCGCCTTGGTACGACGAAATCAAGTGGCGCATGGTCATGAAAGCGGCGAAACACTGCTGGTCGTGGCCTTCAATGCGGTGACGCCGGTATGCCTGAGAACATTTTGTGTGGGTCATGCCACTTCCCCCATATTCCCCAGCCGTGCAATCTTCTCTGCGCCCTCAATGTCCTTCGCAAGCTCTGCAAAGGCCGCCGCAAGCGCCAGCGCCTCTTCGCGTGTGACGCTGATTGTCCCGCCCAACTTGCCCGTTTCAGCGCTGTGATAAAGCATCTGGCCTATCTGGCCCGCGACTGTCGGGTAAATGAGATTTGATCCCGGTTTTATGTGGAAAAGGTCTGTCATGTTCATGCTGCACCCCGCAAAGTTGCCCGAAGCCGATCAATGTAAGCCACGACGCGGCTCCGGTTGTCGAAATCAAACCGGCGAATCCGGTTGCGGATATAAGTCGGGATCTCGTACATTGCCCCGTCGCCTGGTGTCAGCTCGTAAAAGATCGGCGCTGCGGCGGTCTGAGTTGCAGGCTGGCGCGAGAGCGTGTTGCCTCGCAGGAGGTTTTGGGCGCGATGGAAGTGGTGATCTAGTGCTTTCATGGCTGCTTCCTTATTATCGGTTTTCCGTTTCGTTGATACAAATATAGGTTTCCCGATGCAGTCTGTCAACAAGAAATACCAACTTTCCGATATTGGTAAAGAAATTATTTTATCGCAGGCATAAAAAAAGGCCGCACTAGGCGACCTTGTTCTGGGGTGGGTGGGGTTTAGGTTTCAGCGCCCGCAAAAACAACGGTGCCGATTATGCGGCAATTGCCATTGATTTCAACGTATTGGCTGGGCCATTCGGGATTCATGGCTTTCAGGTATTTAGTGCCGTCCTCTGCAAAATATTGCTTGAATGTGGCTGTGTTTTCTTCCTCCAGAAACGCGATTACCTTCTTGCCTGACTCCGGCATCACTGCGGGATCAACAAAAATTATCGTACCTGGCGGGAAAGCAGGAGCCATTGATAGGCCCTCAACTCGTAGTGCAAATGTGTCAGGCCCGCATTTAACCGGGCATGGCCAAAGCGCCGCCTCACTGATATTCAAGGCGACGCCTGTCTCCGTCCATTCACCTGCTTGAACCATAGAAATCTCCGGCACAAAGCGCATTATCTCCATCGCGCGTTTACTGAAACCGGATACAGAAGCTAATCCAGACGGTAGCGGATTATCGTCAAGCCCTTCCAGATACTCCACTGATACGTTGCAGGCATACGCAATGCGGGCAATGTGTTTCGTTGCCCTGCTTTCGCCTTTCTCAAGCTCTGAGATCGTCGATTGTGTAATGCCTACCGCTTCAGCCAGTTGTAACTGAGTGAGCTTGGCAGCTCTCCTTGCCTCTTTAACTCTGCGTCCGATGTACATGCTACTTACCCCGCGTGGCTGCTGCCCGTTACCTGGTGATTACCAAGTTGCGCCTTCCTGTGTTTCGGCGCTTATATTTCTATGGCTTAAATATATCGGGCGGCCAATACAGTTGCAAAAAGGTTTACCGATGGATAGTATATCGGAAAAGCGATAAAAGGAAGGCGGGATGAAATTAAAAATTACTGAGTTAATCGAGTTTTTCGGAACTCAAGAGAAGACCGCCAAAGCCCTTGGCGCGTCACAAGTCACGGTGTCCGGCTGGCTTAACGGCTTGCACGGAATGCACCCAGTAACAGCGATGAAAGCGGAGAAATTAACGGGTGGAAAAATCTTGGCTGTTGATCTTTGTCCGCGATTGAAAGAGCTGGATAGCGCGGCCTAAGGGCTGATTACCAACAACCGGAGGATTCATGAACTTATTGATCTTGATTCTCCAGTTTGTCCGGCAAACGCCAGTGCGCTGGACGATAGAGAAAGTTAAGCCCGACTCGGCGGGCAGTGCAGAAACCGATAGCCGCACTTCTGTGGGGAGTGTCTGGCAAAGCACTGGCAACTAGATGGAGAGAGTCCTGGCTACGACTAAAAACTGGCCAGACATTAAAAAACCCGAACACATGGCCTGGCAGCCGTCCGGGTTACATCCCAGGGAACAATATACAGGAGCTTCCCATGACAACGCCAATTAACAACAGAGACACCGATGTTCAGGCATTTATCGCAGAGCTAGACGGTGGGGTTTTTATAGAAAAGCTGGCCCGCGCTTTGAGTGAAGTGGCCGGTGGTGCAATGGATAACCAAGCGGTAGGCCGCGTGAAGCTTGATTTTTCGATTAAGCGCCTCGGCAGCAGTCATCAGGTGAACGTCAGCCATAAGCTGGAATACACGGTGCCTCAGATGCGCGGGAAGGTGACTGAAGACGACACCACCAACACGCCGATGTACGTCAGCACAGGCGGGAAGATGACGTTCTTTCCCGAAAATCAAACCGACTTTTTTGGCCTGAAAGGTCAAGTCAACACACCTGACAACGAAAAGGAAACCAAGGAATGATGGACTCGTCTGCGCTCGACTATCTGAACAAAATGATCGCCGCTGGAAGCAACTCTGAAAGCGTCCTGAAGGTCACCGGTAACACGGTGGTTCCACTGCCTGAAAATGTGCGCCTTAACGATTTGGAGAAGTTTCTACCGCTCCGCCGCCGCTTCCGTGGCGTTATGACCACCCACCTGATTCAACAGTTTGCTGAGTACACCAACGAAACCACGACAGAAGCCTTCGAAGACGAAGATGTACAGGCTCCCTGCTTTATCGACGCTGAATCCATGAGCGCCGAAGTGTTCTTTAATCTTGGTCACACAGGCGACCCAGGGCATGGCGACCACCGCGCCAACGTCACCCTGTCCAAAACTCAGGCCTTCCAAGAGCTACTGCGCATTAACGGCAGCACTCTGGGCCAGCGCGATCTGGCTGAATGGCTAGAGGATTGGTCCGAATACCTGCTCACTACCACCACTACTGGCGCCAGCATTCCGCTATCCCAGGCAGTCTCGGCCATTCGCCGAATCACCATCGCAGCCAAAGCCGAATCCACCAGTGAAGAGCAAAGTTATGGCAGCCGCAAAAGTTCCATGAGCGAAATCGAAGCCAAGAATCAGGAAACGCTGCCGGCGTTTATCTGTTTCAGCACCGTGCCATACCACGGCCTGGATACCTCCGATTTTCACCTGCGTGTGAGCTTGATTACAGGGCGTGATGAGCCGCGATTGTCAGTGCGCATTGTGCGCTTGGAAGAGGCCCAAGAGCGAATGGCGGCAGAGTTCCGAGGGTTACTGGAAGCGGCACTGGATAGCGAGAAGGTAAGGACGTTCGTGGGCAGCTTTAAGCCTTAACCTAGAAACCAAAAAACCCGGCTCAAACGCTGGTTGGACAGCTCGCCGGGTTAATCAGAATCAAGGAAAGCATTATGCCGGAATTAATAGATTACAGCAATAATCAGGGGGTGGCGTGATGGCCGCACTACCGTACATGCAGCTCTACGTGGCCGACTACCTGGCCGACACCATGCACCTGTCTGTAGATCAGCACGGCGCGTACATGCTCCTGATAATGAACTACTGGCAAACAGGTAAACCATTGCCTGATGTGGACCAGCGTTTGCAATGCGTTTGCAGGACATCCGCAGAACATTGGCAGGAAATACGACCTGCACTTGAAGAGTTCTTTGTTATTGAAGACGGCTACTGGCACCACAACCGCATTGATGCGGATCTTGAGAAAGTGCTTTCGAAGTCCGATTCAGCAAGGCGAGCCGCCAAAAAGCGTCATAAACCTGCACCACCAGCACAAGAATCATGCGAACGCAGTGCGAACGCAGAACATCCGCACATGCAGACAGGGTGCCATACAGATACAGATACAGATACAGATACAGATACAGAGATAAAGACTTGTGCGCCTGAAGCCGCACCCATCGAAGAATCTGCCCCTGACGTGGCCACATGCGCTATCGCCTACTTGAACCAGCGAGCAGGTAGAAACTACCAGCCGGTCCAGAGCAGTACCAGTTTGATAAACGCTCGAGTCAAAGAGGGCGCCACGATTTCAGACATTACCGCAGTGATTGACCGCAAGTGTGTTGAGTGGCTTGGCGATCCGAAGTTTGAGCAATACCTCCGGCCATCAACGCTTTTCAACGCAACGAAGTTCAACGACTACTTGGGCCAGGTAAGCGCCCCAATTCCAGCAAACGATAGCGGTGGCGGTAATGAAAAAAATCGGACAAGTGGTAGCAACTCTGACGAAAGACTCACACGGCAGCTCACCGACCTTGAATACGCCAGGGAGAACTTCTAATGCGCCACGCTTCACTCCTGAGCAAATCGACAAGACCAGCGCCTTCTTCGCCCGCATCGTCACGATCTATGGCCGGTCACGAGCAAAAACACTGTGGGGAAACTCTGACGAGCAATTCCAGATCATGCGCCGTGAATGGGCCACGACCATCGGCGGACTGTCCCTTGACCAGATCGAAAGCGTTTTCGACCGACTCAAAACAAAACTTGTCATCAGCGATCAAGATTACCACTGGCCCGACATTGCCCGAATGCTCGCCTTGCTCAATGAAGGCAAAAGAAAGTCTTCTAGCCGAGTGTTCCCCCCTAGCTTGCCTGAGCCTGCATGGCGACAAGAGCAGCGGCGCGTCATCGGAAAAATCGCTAGCAAAACAGCCATTGCCGTTCTGGCCGGTCGTGCCTGCTTCATCGAAGAAAAACCGGAATAGCGGAGGTGCCGCATGACCCTGCGCCAAGCAGCACAAGATGTAATCGACGGACGCCAGGCCCACAAAGAGCTTGAGCCGATCAGCAGTGATACCAAAATCGCCCGAAAGTGCGAGGTCGCCCGAAGCGTTGTTGAGCGGGTGTGGGCCGGATTGCCTACTCGTTTAATCACCGACAATGACCGGTTGACCGTTCTGAGCCTGAAACGCGAGCAGCAACGGCTTCTGACAATTCAGCGCCGGAACACACTGGCCATTGCCGCCTATCGGCATGGATTGGCGACATCTGCCGTTCGGTCTGAACTTGAGCGCATGGGGGTGGAGGTATGAGGGTCATCGACTTGTTCTCCGGCGCCGGCGGGTTTAGCGCTGGCGCAGAAATGGCGGGCTGCAATGTTGTGTGGGCCGCCAACCACTGGGCCGAAGCCGTGGAATGGCACAGCAAAAATCACCCGGGCGCCATGCATATCTGCCAGGACTTGCACCAGGCTGACTGGTCACAAGTACCGGCGCATGACGTGATGCTGGCCAGCCCGTGCTGCCAGGGTCACAGCAAGGCCCGAGGGAAGGCCAAGGGCAATCCGCAACACGATGCCAGCCGCTCTACTGCATGGGCCGTTGTATCTGCCGCTGAATATCACCGGCCGCCGATTGTCATCGTGGAGAACGTGCCGGAATTTCTGGACTGGCAGCTTTACCGGCCCTGGGAGCTGGCTATGAACGCGCTGGGCTACAGCGTTGCGCCTTACGTTATCGACGCCGCTGATTATGGGGCTCCGCAACACAGGGTGAGGCTGTTTTTGGTGATGTCTCAGTCAAAGCGACCTATGCACCTGCAGATTCAAAACGGAAGTCACATCCCAGCACGGTCATTCGTGGACTTTGAAAGCGGAAAGTGGAGTCAGATCGATAAGCCTGGCCGCAGCATTGCCACAATTGCGCGCGTGAAAGCTGGCCGTGAACGATTTGGCGAGAGATTCATTATGCCCTACTACGGAAGCGGGTCAGGGCTTACAGGTCGCAGTCTGGATAGGCCGATCGGAACAATTACAACCCGGGACAGGTGGGGCGTTGTGGACGGTGACCGGATGCGCATGTTGTCGCGCTGGGAGTGCCGGGACGCCATGAGTTTTCCAGAGACTTATCAGCTACCGGATAACCACAGGCTGGCCGTGCACCTTATGGGAAATGCAGTCTGCCCCGAGCCGGTGAAGCAGATTATTAACGCAGTGAGGGCCGCAGCATGAACCTACCCAGCAAACACTCAAACACCGGTCGCGTCCTGAGAGCAATGTATCGCTCAGGCCCAATGACCGCTGGAACCATTCGCAGAAAAGCCAATTTCAGCACCGACACCGAAATCACCGCAAGAATCCGTGAGCTGCGCGACCTATATGAATTTGAGATACCTCCAGCGCAACGGGTGCAGCTGCCGAACGGCAAATCAATCTACGTGTATCACTTGGTTTCAGTGTCGCACAGCGCCGGCCTTGAGTTGGATGCAGAGCGGAAGCGGAGAAGTTTCGTGCCATTCGCGCTTGAGCCGATGACCACAGACACCTGGCACCAGCCAGAGAAGCGCTTGCAGTCTGATGTGCCGTTTACTTGTGGGGGTGACCTATGACCGACGACCAGGTAGTGATTTACGCAACAACAGGTCAGCCGCTGGATCGCCAGAAGATCACTTTGATTCTCGGCTGCAGCGAAATTGAAGGGATGCGCGTTCTGAATCGGCTTGTTGAGAGCGGGGATATCTTTCTGAGTAGCGCCGGCAAGTACCAGGCGAGTGAACCGGTTACTGGGGGTGCAGCGTGAGCGCAACCGTCATCAACTCCGAAGCGACCCTTCGCAAGCACCAGCGCGACATAGCCGCACAGTTCCACGATGCCAAGTTCCTGCGCGTGACCGTCAAAGAAGGTATAGGGCGCAGCCTAGATCAAAATGCGATCAGTCATGCCTGGTACAACGAAATTGCTGTGCAGATGGCTGACACGCCTGAGAGCGTCAAGTGTGAGTGCAAACTGCGGTTCGGCGTACCGATACTGCGGGCAGAAGATCCGGACTTTCGCGAAATGTACGACACAGCTATCAAAAACCACCTGAGCTACGAGCAGAAGCTGGTCGCCATGCGATACCTACCGGTCAGCAGCAACATGACCAAACCGCAGCTGTCCCGCTATCTGGAACACATACAGATGAGCTACGCACAGCAGGGCGTGATTGTGGAATTTCCAAAAGAGGCGACTGCAGCATGAACACACCCACGATCAACACCAAAAAGCGGAAACAACAGGAAGCCATTGATAAAGCCCTCGCAGAGTTCGTGACAAATGGCGGCAAGATTAAGGCTGAGGCTGCGCGGAAAGCAAAGCCTACTGCAAATTTGCACCGGAACTACGCGATGAGTGAGCTGGAGGATGGGGAATGAAAACCAGCAAGATCAGACAGAGTGCCAGGGGTGAAGATTGCTTGGTCCGTGCGCCAGGCATTTGCAACGGCAACCCTGAAACTGTGGTTCTGGCTCACATCAACGGCGGCGGCATGGGGCGCAAGAATCCAGACTGGCAAGCCGCGTATGCGTGCAGTGCATGCCATGAATGGCTGGACGGTGGATACAACAACGACTGCGCCACCCGCTTTGACCGCGACTTGCTGCACCTGGAAGCGGTGATTCGCACCCAGGCTGTGCTTATAGATAAAGGCCTGATAACCGTGAGGGGTGCTGCATGAGCAAACTTGAGGAAGCGTTGGCGTTCCAGATCCGCGCTCTGAAGCTGCCGGAGCCCGAACGGGAATACCGCTTTGCGGCAATCGCAACGGGTGGTATCGGCGCCGGAGTTCGTCAGCGTGTCAAGGCGGCGGGGTTGCAGGATTGGAGGTTCGATTTTTGCTGGCCTGATCTGATGATTGCCGTCGAAGTTGAGGGCGGCGCCTGGGTAGGCGGTAAACACACGCGGGGCGAGGGCTTTCTGGCAGACCTGCGCAAGTACGAGGCAGCTCAACGCATGGGCTGGACGATCTACCGTACTGCCGGCGAGCTAATCAAAAGCGGCAATGCCGTGGCGACGATTGAGTTGTTGATTAAATACAGGGGTGAGGCGGCATGAAAAATAGCGATCAGGTGAAACAGTGGGGCGTTGCCGAAGATGATTTCCTAGCCCCTGAAATTGGCATCATTGAGAGCTTTCTGGGCCATTCGTTCTCGACGCCGGAAGAAGATGAAGCCTTTGCAGCGATAGAGAAAAAGCAGGGCTGCAGCGTGTGCGGGGGCCACAACAAACAGATCGAAAATGAGCGGCTGCGCAGCCAGATTCAAGGGCTTCGGGATTATTGCGATCGGCTTTTGGCTGGGGAGTTGAGCCGATGAAATTCAGAAAGAAACCAGTGGTGATTGATGCGGTGCAATGGACCGGGGAAAACCTGCTTGAGGTCGTTAGGTTTACCGGGCAATACGCCAGGCCAATGATGTACAAGTGGGAGGACTACGAAGACCTGGTGCAGCGTGACGGTCTTAAAATATCTACTCTTGAAGGCACCATGAAAGCCAGCATTGGAGATTGGATTATTAAAGGGGTAGAAGGTGAGCGCTACCCATGCAAGCCTGACATTTTCGCCAAAACCTATGAAGCGGTTGAGTGATAGGACTAACCGCAATAGTGGATGGCAAGCACTGCACAATGCTGTCGGGTGAGCCGATTGCAGAGGCGGCAAGGAGCTGCAGGGACCGATTCGGCGGCCGGTTCCAAGGATTTGCGCCGATATCTGCGGAGACAGTGGCGCGGGCGAAGTGGTCAGAGTTCAAGGCGGGTGATGTAAGTCGGGCGGAATTGGACGCCTGGCTGAGCGGGCAGGACGACGAGCAAGAAATCAGGGCGTGTTTCAATAAGCTGCGGGGCTAAATATGTTGAATGACCAGAAGATGCATAAAACGATACTTCGACAGCAGGCGATGATGTGCGTTGAAATGTACATCGATGTCGCGCTGTCCGGTAATGATGAAATAGCGCGGGAGTCACGCAGCATCATCGGTGCCCTGGTAGATTTCAGGGGCGAGATCCCGCGCTCGTCGGGGTTTTCTGGATTCTGCAAGCTGGCAGGCAAGATTGACCGAATGAAGCGGTTCAGCGATACGCACTTGATGGCCTGCTACCTTCTGCGCAGCTTGACAGATCGCCAGCACAACGCCGTGGTGTGCAATCAAACCTACCGCGGCCGCACCAAAGTAGCGATTGATCCGTTCGTGCCAGAGCGCAGGATTGAGATACTGTGGGATGACAAGCGGTGCGCGGATACGCTGGACTGCACAGTAGCCACGTTCAGGCAGCGAATTGTTGACGGGTACACGAGGATGGAGGGCTGGCTTTCCGAAAGTCAGGAGTCGTTCAGGAAGGCCGCATAAGGCTGTAAATTTATCCAGCCTGTATATATTGACAGTTTTCTGATTTCTGGGTAGGCTATCAGCTATTAAGTAACAGTTTCCCCCGAAAAGCCCGCAGGCCACCACCTAGCGGGCTTTTTTATGCGCGTCATGCGCGAAAATCAACGATTGGAGTTAGAACCCAATGAGCGAAATTAAAGAAGATAAAGCCGTAGCCTCTGTGAGAGAGATGATTAACAAGGCGGAAAAGGCAAAGTCTGCAGATGAGGCTTTGAAGTTTTCGCAAGCGGCGTGTAATTCAGCTAATGCACTGAGAGCATTGCAGGATTTCTTAAACCCTCGATTTTAACTCAGATACTCCCCGGCCTCTGCACAGCACGCCGGGGCTTTTATTCTCGCGGTCTGCTACGCCGCATCTTTGCCCTCCACGTGAGGGCTTTTTTTATTCAATTTTGCCCGCCAAGCCTATGCCGGCCCTGAAAGTCAGGTAACCCGGTACGCCATAAACCGGCGGGCAACCTATTTGGAGACCGTCATGGTTCGAGTGAATCAGATGATTGCGGATCTGATCGAGCGCGAAGGCGCGTTTATCGATCATCCTGATGATAAGGGCGGGGCCACGATGTACGGCATCACAGAGCAGGTGGCTCGTCTAAACGACTTTGATGGCCCTATGCAGCACATGCCGCGAAGCCTGGCTGTGTCCATCTACAAAGACCAATACTGGTCAGTCCCGAACTTTGACCGCGTTGCCATGATTGACCAGGCCATTGCCGAAGAGCTGATGGATACCGGTGTGAACATGGGCATCGCTTGGGCCGGCAAATTCTTGCAGCGCAGCCTAAATGCGTTGAACAACAGCGGCACTCACTACACCGACATCCGAGTTGATGGATTGGTGGGTAATGGCACTCTAGGCGCACTAAAAGCCTTCCTGGATAAACGCCAGCAGCCGGGACAAGAGGTTCTGCTCAAGGCCTTGAACTGCCTGCAGGGCAACCGGTACATCGAGCTTGGCGAGGCGCGTGAACGCAATGAGTCGTTCGTGTTTGGCTGGCTAGCTCACCGCGTTCACTTTTAATCAATGGAGCGCCTATGAGCTTCCTCGGCAAACTGTTCGGCACCGAAAAAGCGCTCTCCGGCATCGTTGACGGCGTGACCAAAGGACTTGACGCATTGGTGTATACCGATGAGGAAAAAGCCGGTGACGCATCTAAGGATCGATCAGAAGCCCGCGCTATGGTCGTGCAGTGGATGGCCGCAACACAAGGCCAGAATCTCGCTCGGCGCCTGATCTCACTCACGATTACCGGCGTCTGGCTGGGCATGTACCTGATATCGGTTGCTTGCGGGATGATTGCGGTGTTTGCGACTGACCCGGGGACTGCCGACAAAATCACTGCGGTTGGCCTCATTTCTAAAGATGCCGCAGCGGACATGAACCCCGCCGTCATGCTGATTCTCGCGTTCTATTTTGCAGCCCCCCACATGGGAGACATTGCCAGAGCTGTCTCCGGTAAGTTCACCCAAAGCGTTAATAAGGGGTAGCCGTGAGCTTACCAGAGACCCTTCATTCAGCTGCCTCGGCACTGCACACGAAAATTGAAACCGCAGCGCCAGTGGCCTCATACACCACCAACGGCGCCATGTTTACCTGGGGTGCGTTTTCATACAACGAGGTTGTGATGCTCGTTGGCGCAATTCTAGGTTTAGCTACCTACTTTACCGGCCTGTATTTCCAAAAGCGCAGGGAAACACGCGAGCGATATTTCCAGAAGCGCCGTGATGACAGAGAGCAAGAACTGCATCTGCTATTGATTGACCGGAACGAGCAGCTGACCGACTCACTTGATAAAAAGAGAGATATCTAATGCCCGGAATCCCCGCGAACATCACAATCGAAGGCCGCACTCCGGCGACGATCAAGGGCCGCGTTGCGCCGCTGATTGATACGGCTGAGGCTGCGCGTGGTGGGTATCGGGCTGGAGATAATTCGTCGGTTAGCTTGATATTTAGCGACAACTTTAATGACCAGACGGACTGGGCACCCTTGGACTCATCTTTTGGGGCTGCAACTTTTCGCTGGGATGGCGACGTAATGCCGGTCGGCTGGGATGCCGCATACAACGATTTAGACAGGTACTCTGCTAATAAAAATATCAGAATTTCCGCGTCAGATTCTGAGGATGCGCGAGGCGGCACTGGCAGGTGCTTGAAATGCTTTCGGGAAAACCACTACAACGCATCTTTTCCCAATCAGTTCAACTCAAACGGAACTTTAGGAAAGCTTCTTACAGAGGGGCTAGACGATATTTATATCGAGTTTTATATCAAGTTTTCCCCCGGTTGGACGTACTCGGACGGAGTAAATGCTAACTCAAAATTATTTCGGGTCTTCAGCTCCCCAGGCGAAATTTCAGAGTTTTGGAGCGCTTTCGGCGGCCAGCAAGGCCCGTTGTTTTTTTGGGCGTGGGTTGATGACGCTAACTTTGGGGTACGGAACGCGCTGGAGTTTAGAGGCGGTCCATATGGAGAAAACTACAACGCGACAAATTACGCGGACACTTTTCTTACTGGGCTGGGCCGAGGCTTGGTGTCTTTAGGGGACGCGTCAATGAACTGGACCAGCGACTTGCAGGGAGCTTTGTCTACCGGGGCAACGCCAGTAGTTGCCGACCTTGTTAATGGCGGAAGCCTACCATCTTCGGGCAATGTCACTCACGCGCAAGTATATGGATCGGTATGGCACAAAATAGCCTTCAGGTTAAAAATGAACTCAGCGCCAAACGAGCCAGACGGAATTTTTCAGCAGTTTCTCAACGACCAGTTAATTGTGGACAGTCTTACCGTGCGTTGGACCGGCCCGACTTCTGAGCCAATGCCAAAATGGAACGCTGTGGCTTTTGGAGGCAATGACCGCTTTGGTGATGCGCCGGATAGTGGGGCGAGCTGGGTAAACGATGATGAGCGAGAAGAATGGTACGTTATTGATGACGTTAAGGTTTACAGCGGGCTACCCGAGGGGTTGGTGTAATGAACTATTTTATATTTAACGACGCTGGCGGGGACACTGTTCAGAACTCTACGAAGCGCTGGAATCCAGTGACTTCCGGCCTGACCGATAGCGCGGTAGTGGACAAAGACAACCTGTCAACCGGATTCACGTTATCAACCGGCACTCTAGTAGACTTTCCAAACGCATCAGGCGACCCGTTTCCCGGCTTTACAGGGGATGGCTCATGGTACGACGAAGATGTTGATGAGCCTATTTGGCTAAGCAATGCCACATATGTTGAAATTTCTTCTATTGGCGGGCTGGACTCAGGAAAAACATACATTGTTGAAGTGCTCGGAGGGGGCAATGGCACTGGGCGAAAAATAGAGGTGCGAATTAATGGCGGCACTTCAGAGACTGTTGATATTAGCCTTTCTAATACAAATAATGTAACCGCAAACTTTACGTTAACTGGAGTTACCAGCGCAACCATCGAAGCAAGAAAAGCGGCGACCTCAAGTGGCAACGGCTACGTTCACGGCTTTCGGTTGTACGAGCTAATACCCGATCCAGTCGTCACCACCACCGACACCCTGCAACCCGGCTCAAACTTCACCCTAACCGCAACCAACTACGCCTCAACCCCAGTATCACCAGTAACGCTCACTCCGCTGGACACAAACGGCGATGTAATCACAGGCATCACGCCAATCACGGTTGCAGTAACGATCACCGGCAGCGGGCCATACACAGCCACTGGCACAATGCCGACTCTTGCCGAAGCAGTAACAGCAGGCACGAGCATACCGTTCGGCTCTACTCGCATTAGCCTCTCTACCTGATGGCTACCGTCGATGTCACCTACTCCCCGGCAGCGGGGAGAAAGTTTGTCACCCTAACAAGTTGGGCAGGTGACGCGGCATTCTCACCGGCACCAGTGGCAGATGGACAGATCGAAGGGCCAGACGCGCTCACGATGGGCGCAGACGGGGTGGTGACTGGTTCAGATGGCACTTATGAGCTGAACTATATTTCACCGACTGGTGAGATTCAGGGGGTTAGCTATGAAATAACCACGGCTGACACCACCGCGCCTATTATCTCAACGCTGACCGCTGCGGGGACTGACCCTGACACGATCGACGTTGCTTTCAGCACAGACGAAGACAACGGCACGGCGTATTTCTTTGCGTCCGGTAGCACAAGCGAGACAGCGGCAGCGATTAAAGCCGGAGCACAAGGCAGCCAGGACGTATCTGCAACGGGCGATCAGTCTCTAACGCTAACGCTTGCGACGGGCACGTACCGCATTCACGCACTGCACGAGGACGATGCGGGCAATCAGTCGAACGTGTTGTCTAGCGCTGAAATTGTGTTGGCTGCGATACCCGAAGTGGGCACAGGCACTGCAACTTACTCGCCCCCCGCGAATATGACGCTGACGATTGTGCAGGCTCCCGCTGATACGTACATGATTACGGGTGCGGACGACAAGCCCGAGGAAGATTGGCCTTCTCCCCCCGAAACCGGCGAACAGGCGCTTACTTTTACCGCTGACGGCATCCTAGCGCCCGATTTAACCTGGCAAGGCTACGCGGAAGGCGCTTACCCGTTCTACTACATAAGCAACGATGGCACCTTTTACCAGCGCACGGTTACAACCGGCTCGCTGGATTCTCTGCCCGATGAGGTACCGCAAGGCACTTGGACCATCGGCACGATTACAACCGGTGAGACCACCGCGACCCTGACGCCCAGCTACAGCCTGACCGATGCCGCGAGCTTTCAATATTCGATCAACTCCGGCGACTGGGTTACGTTCACAGGCACTATCTCACTGACAGCGCTGGCAGATGAAACGGCTTTCAGTGGAGCGTTAAGGGCTACAAATTCAATCGGCAGCGGTGCTAGTGCCTCGTTTTCGTTTACGACTGACAGAATCCCGGTCCCGCCGACTGTTTCCACGGCATTGCCTGATCTGAATTTGAGCGAAGGTGAGGCTGTAAGCATTAATCTGGGCAACTACTTTGCCGGCGCAGTGTCATACGGCGTCACAGGCTTCCCCGCAGGCTCTGGACTGGCATTCTCGGATAATGTAATAAGCGGCACAGCTAACACCTCTGATTCGGCTGCATCGCCCTTTACGCTGACTGTGACCGCCACCAATGCCGATGGAAGTGAGTCGGATGCGTTTGCTGTTGCCGTGGTTCAGCCTGGCCCCGTTCTAATTTACTCAGGGCAATCAACAGCAGACACAACGCCATTACTGTACGGCGCAGTTGATGACCCTAACGCAGATATTGATATCACCGTAAGCGGTGCAGGCTTCACCGCAATCAACCTGACCGGAGTTGTCAGCGGTGGTAATTGGTCTGCTCAGATAACGCAGACACTATCACCGAGAAATTACACAGTAACCGTTACCGCAACAAGCCAGGCTGGCATCAGCTCAGAGGTTATTGGGACTCTGGCGGTGTTCATCATAGGCATTATCAGCGGGCGCCGTGGCGCTCTTGCAATGGGACTAAGCTAATGGATGACAAATACGCAAGCTACTCGAATGGTCTAAATGGCCCCGTTGATGAGTGGGTAACAGTTACACCCGACGACAATGCAGACCTGCCATTCCTACCTAAAGCAATACACGTTGCAGGATCAGGCAGTGTTGTATGTGTCAGCGCATCAGGCAGCCAGGCCACGTTCGTGTTTGGCTCTGGTGAAGATAAGCGCATCAGGCCTGTTCGCATACTGGCTACAGGCACTGACGCCACCGGCATCGTCGCATTACAGTGAGTGAGCACAGCTAATGGCATCACGCCCAGCCAAGCCCTGCGCATGGCCCGGATGCAATGCGCTGGTTTCAGGTTCCACCCACTGCGCCACCCACGCACCCGCAGCGGCAGAGCGTAGAGCAAAGCAGGTTAAGCGTAGCAACAAGACTTACAACGCAGCCAGGGACGTGTCAGATGCCCGCTACAAGCAAGAGAAGTGGCGCAGGCTAAGCATCTACTACCGGCGACTTCATCCACTGTGTAAGCAGTGCGAGCTTGAGGGCCGCGTTACTGCATCCCGAATGGTTGACCACATCAAGCCAACGAAGACTCACCCTGAGCTGTTCTTTGAGTGGAGCAACCTTCGAGCGCTGTGCAACCCCTGCCACAACCGAATCGGCGAGAAGGTCGGACTGACTGGAAACTGACACAGATACGGGAGGGGGTATCAAATCCTCCCATGAATGCGCCTCCCGAACGTCGGGGGGAGCCTTCTTTTTACGTCCACAAAATTCAGGTTTCAAAATGGCCAGGCCCCGCACACCGACGAACGTCCTCGATGCGCGGGGAGCGTTCGAAAAGAACCCCAACCGCAAGCGCGAAGATCCGGAAGTGGCTGGCCCTTTAAAAGCTGCGCCGGCTTACTTCAGTGACGAACAAGTAATCATCTGGAAGGACTTGGTAAAGGCCGCGCCCAAAAACGTGGTGACTGAATCTGACCGCTTTGCACTGGAGATTGCCACGATGCTGCTGCAGCAATTTCGGCTTGACCCGGTAGATTTCACCGCGGCAAAACTGGTTCGCCTGGAAACCTTGCTGGGTAAGTTCGGCATGACGCCATCCGACCGCGCCAAAGTGGCTGGGCCAGTCAAGAAGAAGGCTGGCGGAAACCCTTTTGAGGGTCTGTGATGCCGTCGAAACCAGCCTATCCGCAGGTTGCTAGAGCGGAAGAATACGCAAAGTCCGTGATCTCCGGAAAGATCGTAGCTTGCAAATGGATAAAGTTGGCATGCAAGCGTCACATATCGGACAAGCGCAAGGCTCGCAGTAAGGCTTACCCCTATAAATTTGACCCGGCCAAGGCTGAAAAGGTCGCTAAGTTTTTGCAACTACTGCCACACACGAAGGGGAAGTGGGCCAGCAAGCGGGAGCTGATAACCCTTGAGCCCTGGCAAATTTTCTCAGTCTGCATACCTTTTGGTTGGGTTCAGAAGAAGGACGGTAACCGCCGGTTCCGCACCATCACGGTTTTTGTGCCAAGGAAGAACGGCAAGTCGATCATCGGCGGCGGTCTTGGCGTTTACATGTTCGCTGCGGACGACGAGTTCGGCGCAGAAGTGTATTCAGGCGCCACAACTGAAAAGCAGGCGTGGGAAGTATTCAGGCCTGCCAAGCTGATGGTGGAGCGCACGCCGGCGCTGCAAGAGCATTACGGCGTTGATGTGAACGCCTCCAACATGTTCAGGATGGAAGACGGTTCGCGGTTTGAGCCAGTCATCGGCAAGCCCGGCGATGGCTCCAGCCCGTCATGTTCGATTGTGGATGAGTACCACGAGCACCAAGACTCAACGCTGTTCGACACAATGGAGACCGGCATGGGTGCCCGAGAGCAGCCCATCATGCTGGTGATTACCACGGCAGGCTCAAGCATTGGCGGCCCTTGTCATCAGCTGATACGCGACAGTGAGCGAATGCTGGAGGGTGTCATTGATCGCCCGGACTTGTGGGCCATGCTCTACACCATTGATGAAGGCGACGACTGGACAGATGTGGCCTCACTGATAAAAGCAAACCCCAATTACGGCGTGAGCATCAGCGGCGACTTTCTGGAAGCCCGGCAGCGTGACGCCATGCAGTCAGCGGCGAAGCAAGCCACTTTCAGAACCAAGCACTTAAACGAATGGGTGGGCGCAAAAAATGCCTGGCTGAACATGCTGCGCTGGAAGCAATGCCCGGAGCGCAAGAGCTTGAGCGAACTGGAGGGCCGGCCTTGTTACATCGGTCTGGACCTGGCAAGCAAAATTGATATTGCAGGCAACCTGCTGGTGTTCCCGCCCATTGAAGGCGACCCGCTCTGGCATGTTCACGGCAGGTACTACTTGCCCGAAGCTCGAGTGATCGAGGAACTGGACAGCAACACAAGCCGTTACCGCGAGTTCGACGCCTTGGGACTGATTACGCTGACCGATGGTGAGGTGATCGAATTCGAGGTGATCAAGGATGATTTGCGTGAGTTCAACGGGCGCTTCGATGTGCAGCAAGTCGCCTTTGACCCTTGGCAGGCGACACAGCTGGCGCAGGAGATGCAGGCCGAGGGCATGTTGATGGTTGAGGTTCGGCAAATTGTGCAGAACATATCAGAGCCAATGAAGCAGGTGGAGGCTTTAGTGCTTCGCAAGCTACTGGCCCACGGCGACTGCCCAATACTCACGTGGATGGCAAGCAACGTGGTCGCAAAGTTGGATGCTAAGGACAACATCTATCCAAACAAAGAGCGGCCCGAGAACAAAATAGACGGGATGGTCGGTCTGATTATGGCATTGAGTCGGGCCATGTTGCAGTCAGATGCCTTGGATTCGCTATCTAAACACATCGAAACTCACGGAATCAGGACGCTTTAATGGGCATCATTGCACGAATGTTCGGGCGCAAGTCCAGTGAGATAATCGACACGCCGGATAAACTTTCGGCTTACCTTTCATCAGGTGCGCAGTCTTATACGGGCAAGAGCGTAACAACACAAAACGCCATGCAGTTAAGCACGGTGTTCGCATGTGTGAGAGTTCTTTCTGAGTCTGTCGGTATGCTGCCATGCAAGCTAATGAAGGCAGAGGGCAGGAAACGAAATAGCGCCACCACTCACCCGCTTTACGATCTTCTGGCCGTTTCACCTAACAACTTCATGACAGCACAGGAGTTTTGGGAGCTTTTAATTGTGTGCCTGTGCCTTCGCGGAAATTTCTACGCCTACAAGGTTTCAGGCATAGATACCATTCAAGAGCTTTTGCCGCTTGACCCGTCAAGAGTTACGCCCAAGTTTCTTGAATCTGGCGAAGTGGCCTATGAGGTGACGTTCAGGAACGGCAGCACTGATGTGCTTGGCCAAGACAAGATCTGGCACGTCAGAACCTTGACCACGGATGGATTGACCGGCCTCAACCCGGTGGCCTACTCACGACAAGCCATTGCTCTTGGCCTTGCCACAGAGGAACACGGCGCCCGCCTGTTTGGTAATGGCGCCGTAACAAGCGGCGTTCTTGCTACAGAATCCCAGCTTAGCGATGAGGCTTTCGAAAGGCTGAAAGAGCAGTTCCACGAGAACCACGGCGGGCTTTCGAACGCCCACAAGCCGATGATTCTTGAGATGGGGCTGAACTGGAAGCCTGTCGCCTTGAACATGGAAGATTCACAGTTTCTTGAGACTCGAAAATACCAGCGTGACGAAATATGCGCCATTTACCGGGTTCCACCCCACATGGTTGCAAACCTTGAGAGAACCACGTTCTCAAATATTGAGCATCAGGCGCTTGGGTTTGTTAACTACTCGCTGATTCCCTACCTAACCCGCATAGAAAGCCGGATTAACGTCGGCCTGTTATCCAGACGCGACCGGTCAAACCATTACGCAAAGTTCAACGTGGGCGCGCTGCTTCGGGGTGATCTCAAATCGCGATATGAATCCTATGCGGGCGGCATCAACTGGGGAATATTAAGCCCAAATGACGCGCGAGAACTTGAAGACATGAATCCCCGCGAAGGCGGGGATCTTTATTTAACGCCCATGAACATGACGACAAAACCCCAGGAAGCCAACAATGCTGACAACTAAAAGATTTGACGCGCCGCTGACCATCAAATCTGTCAGTGACACCGGTGAGTTTGAGGGCTACGGCTCAATATTTGGGAACAAGGACAGCTATGACGACATCATATTGCCTGGTGCTTTCCAAAAAAGTCTTTCCGCCTGGAGCGAAAAAGGCCGGTTTCCGGCCATGCTCTGGCAGCACCGAATGGATGAGCCTATAGGCGTATACACCGAAATGCGAGAAGACGAAATGGGTCTTTACGTTAAGGGCCGGCTTCTGGTTGATGATGACCCGCTGGCAAAACGCGCCCATGGCCACATGAAGGCCGGCAGCCTCAGCGGTATGTCTATCGGCTACATGCTTGGCGACTGGGAATACAGTCGCGAAAAAGAGGCATGGATGATTAAAGAAGTTGACTTGTGGGAGGTGTCTTTAGTCACGTTCCCCGCAAACGAAGAGGCAAGGATTTCTAACGTCAAGGCAGCATTCGAGCGCGGGGAAACGCCCCGGCCGTCTGACGTTGAGCGAGCACTGCGAGAGGCAGGGTTTAGCAAGTCACAAGCCCAAGGCTTTATGGCCAAGGGCTATGGCTCGATTGTTCCGCGAGATGCGGAAAGAAGTGCAGCGCTCGACTCCATTAAAAGTATTTTATCCCGCATCTGAGGAATTAAAGCATGGCTACTGATCTGCAAGACGTAAAGCAGGTTGCCGACGAAATCGGCGGCCGGTTTGAAGAGTTCAAGAAAAGCAACGACGCTCGCCTGCTGGCGGTTGAAGGCGAAAAAACCAAGCTCAGCGCTAGCGTCGAAACCCTTAACGCAAAGCTGACCGACCTGGACGAGTACAAGTCCCGACTGGAAAAAGAGCTGGCCGGCCTGAAGCGCCCCGGTGGAATGGGCGGAGAGTACGACCCGCTAAAAGCGGAGCACAAAACTGCTTACAGTAAGTTTTTGCGAAAAGGCCACGAGGATGGCTTGCGAGAACTGGAGCAGAAAGCTCTATCTGTTGGCGTTGACGCTGATGGCGGCTTTGCCGTGCCGGAAGAGCTAGACCGTACCATTATCGAGCTGGCCCGTGATGAGTCGCCTATGCGCCAGGTGTGCAATCAGATCACCATTTCGACTTCTGACTACAAGCGCCTGGTGAATATTGGCGGCGCGTCCTCTGGCTGGGTTGGTGAAACCGCGGCACGGCCCGCTACCGGTACGCCAACACTTGCGCAGATCGTTGCAACCATGGGAGAGATCTACGCCAACCCGCAAGCTACCCAGCAATCATTGGACGATATGTTTTTTGATGTTGAAGCCTGGCTGATGGCCGAAGTTGTCCGCGAGTTCAACGAAAAGGAATCTGCCGCGTTCCTGTCTGGAGATGGCACCAATAAGCCCAAAGGCATTTTGGCTAACACTCTGGCCGCAACAGACGACTCTACTCGTGCATTTGGAACCATCCAGAAAATCAACTCTGGAACTGCCGGTGACTTCGCCGCAGACGAACTGGTTTCTCTGGTCTACAAGCTTAAGAGAGCATACCGCGCAAACGGCACATTCATGCTCGGCGGAACTACCCTGTTCAAAGTCCGGACTATGAAGGATCTGGAAGGCAACTATATTTGGCAGCCAGGCTTACAGGCCGGTCAGCCTTCGTCTTTGCTCGGACATTCCGTGACTGAGAACGAAGATATGCCGGAAGTAGGCGCCGATTCCAATGCGATTATGTTTGGCGACTTCCGTCGCGCTTACACAATCGTGGATCGTGTCGGCGTTCGAGTTCTTCGTGACCCGTACACAAGTAAGCCTAACGTTGGCTTCTACACCACCAAGCGCGTCGGCGGGATGCTGACAGACTCCAATGCACTCAAGGTTCTGACCCTAAGCGCATAACCGGAAAAGGCCGGGGTTTAACCGCCCCGGCCACTGGAGATTGAAATGCCAAAGATTATTGTTGAGCGCGAGTTCAAGCATTCGGACGACGGCAACACAGTGAGCACCTACCCGGCAGGTGAGCACGAAGTCAGCGAGCGATGCGCGCTGGTTGCGGTTGAGCAGCTAAAAGTTGCCCGCATTCATGGTCAGCCAGGACCGAGCAAGGATAAAGCGCAGCGTCCGAAGCTACAGAAGAAAGCGCAGTGATTACTTTACTGGAGGCGAAAGCCCAGCTCAGGGTTGATGCTGATGAGCATGAAAGCGACCCGATTATTGAGGCGCTTATAGAAACCGCCATACTGACAATCGAGAACCGCACCCGCCGCTGCATCTTAAGCGCGCAGAAAACCGCAGTCTTTGATGGCTTTCCTGTCACCGCAAGACTGCCCTGGTGGCCTGTCCAGTCTGTGCTAGCGGTTAGTTACACGTCACCCGCTGGCGATGAAATGGCGCTTATAAATTACGATTTTGACAATCGTGCAGCGCCCGCCAAGATTTTTCCCGTTTTTGGCGAATCATGGCCGGAAACAAACGAAAGCCGCATGAATGTTAGCGTTACCGCACAGGTGGGCTACGAAGTTATGCCTTCGCCGCTAAAAAGCGCCGCCTTGCTGTTAATCGGCCATTTATTCGAAAACCGTGAATCTGTTGTGGTGGGCGTGCCCGCTGCAAGCTTGCCGCTGGGCTTTGAGATGCTCATCGCCCCCTATGTCTTATACAGAGTGGCCTGAATAGTGACGCTTCGAGCTGGAAGATTAAGACACCGCGCCGAAATCCTAGAGCTTGGCCATGATCTAAGTGTGGCGGTCGTCTCATCCACATGGATCGGCATTAAGGCTAAAGAATCGGCTGACCCGCCTATGGCTGCAAGCCTGCGTAGCTCTGCCCGTGTGGAAATCCGCGCCCGGTTTAGCTCAAAACTATTTCAGGGTCGCTACCTGCGCCACCAAGGCCGGCTTTTTTACATCACAAGCGCCCGCGATCCCATGGGAACAAAGGCGGAAGTGGTCATCACAGCCGATGAAATGACCGGATCTGATGCGATTTACAGCCAGCAATCAGCGGCTCCGATACCCTGCCGCGTCCTGATTCAGCACGAAGCCCCATGGCTGGACGAATTTGGCGCCGTTACCGACTACAAAACCCGCGCCGAAGTGGCGATTATCGAGACTGGCCGCGTTCAAGTGGGCGATCAGCTGACAGTTCAGGGCGTTACATACAGCGTGATTGCCTACGCTGACGGCTCAGATGACGGGGTTGTGCGTGGCCTCTGGCTGGATGCAGTCTGATGCAGGTATCTGTCCGGACTTTGGGTTTTATCGAAGCGGAAAGGGCCCTGCGGCAAGTTGGGCGCAGAATTGACCCTGTATTGCGCGGCACAATGAACACGACAGCAACAAAGACACGAACTGAACGCTTCGTTAAGCCTATGCGGCCAAGCATCAAGGCCAAGCGGATGCGCCAGGCGCTAAAAATCAAGCGGGCAAACACCCGCAGAACCGAATCACGCATCATCCCGTCATCGTCAGGGATTCATGTCTCTGATTATGCAAAGTGGGGCTATGACCGCATAGACGCAACGCGGGCGCGAATATGGGTGATGGGGCCGAACGGCAAGAAAATCGCCGCAGGCTTTGTGAACCCTTCAAGCTCTGGCCGTCGGCCATTGATTACGGCGCGTGGCCAAAAATTGCAACCAGCAATAGGTCCAAGCGCTGCCTATTGGTTCAAATACCTGACGGGCACAGCAACCATTAAATGGACGAATGACTTTCTGCAAAAAGAATTTAGAAGCCGCGTCGAACTGGAGTTAAGGAAAGCATGACCAGAGCCACCGACCTGACAACCGCTATTGATTCTGCGCTGCGCGAGATTGCGCCCGGTGATTTCAATACCGACATTAAAGCAGTTTACGGCGTGGGCGAGGTAAGGCCCGACAAATCGCCGCTGCCTTGCTTGCTCATCCGCGTGGATTCAGACGAAGGCATGGAGCGGGTAGGCGTTAAAGTTAAACGCCTGGCGCAATACCAGATCGAAGGCGTATTCCCGCGCACAACCACCCTGCAAGAGCTTCAGTTGTGCCATCACGATGTTCTTAAATCCCTTGGCTACGGCCAAAATCAACCGGGCCGGCCCATTTCGCCTGGCTGGGTAGGCGAGGAGTTTGTACAGTTTGATTTAGCAGGTGATGGCAGCGTTTATCGCACCTTCACGGCCAGCATCAGTTTTGAGTACGTCGAAACCTACTAACCCACGAAAACCCAAACCCCAAGCCCGCATCTAGCGGGTTTTTTTATGTCCAGAGGAAAAACGCAATGGCGAACTACGCATACATGGGAAAGGGCATTGTGTCCCTCACACCTGAAGGTGGCGGCACTGCCCGCGACGTGGGCAACGTATCTGCCCTTCAATTCAACATCAACGAGAACATCATCAAGCTGCCAAACTACCGCACAGCGGGGGGTGGCACTTACGCCCAGGTCAACCGCATCGAGTCGGTCGAGTTCACCGCTACGCTGCACGACTTGAGCCCGGAGAACTTGGGCATGGTGCTTTTTGGCACCGTTACCACAGACGTTAACGTGGCCACCATCGAGGCTCTGACGACCGGCGCCCAAACGTTTGAGATGGTGTTTGCTGGCATCAACGAAGCTTCAACCGGTCGCACTGTTACCGTCACTGTTAGCAAGGCGAAGATCGGTGCAGCTCAAGGCTTGGGCTTCATTGGTGATGACTTTGCCGCGATAGAGATAACGGGCGAGGTGTTGATTGATACCAGCATCGTCACCGCTGGACTGTCGCAGTTCTTCAAGGTTGTGATGGATACGGCTCCAGCCTAATCCAACCACTAGCCCGCTTCGGCGGGCTTTTATTCACCGGAGTAACGAATGACGCACGAAATTCTGTTCCCTGAGAATCAGAACGTAACCCTCAACGGCAAAACAGTCGCCATTAAGCCGGTGCGCTTCGTGGATTTTGAGCGATTCGGCAAAGCTGCAGGCAATGCCATCGCGATGGCAGGCAGTCAGACCACCGAGCAGCTATATGTGTACGCCAGCAAATCCGGCGTGCTGCTGGACATTCTCGGTACCAGTACCAGCCTGAGCCGCTGGGCTATCAAGCGACTGCCCGCAGCGGTAGCGGTTCAACTGATGTTTGAGGTGATACGGGTTAATAAGGATTTTTTCGAGCAAGCCCTGGTAAGCGCGGGAAAAGCACTGGCTGGGGCGTAGTTGTTCAGCAGCTGATTAGCGCTGGGCACCGGCTGGAGGATGTAAAGCAATACACATTGCCGCAGATTCAGCTGTTCGCAAAAGAAGCCGGCAAACGTGACGCTCAATCACTGCGTTACATGGCAATGGCCGCTCGCTCTGCACACGCAAAGCAGCAAGATTTCGACAAAATGATGAGGTCACTGGATGGCGAAGCAGATTAAGACGCAGCTTGTCATCGAGGGCAAGAACAGCGCATCGAAGGCATTTAAGCAGGCCGACAGCCAGTTATCAGGAATCAGCTCGGCAGCCAAAAAGGCCGGGGCGGCTCTGCTGGCCACATTTTCAGTCGCGGCAATATCTGTATGGGTGAAAAACAGCATTACGGCGGCTGACCAGGCCCGAAAAACGGCGCAGTCTATCGGCCTGACAACCGAATCATTTACCGGCTTGCAGTTCGCTGCCAGTCAATCGGGCGTGGCCACAACAGAGTTTGCGGGCGCATTAACCCGGCTCAGCCGTTCGCTGTCTGACGCGGCAACGAAGGGCGGGATACCGGCAGACGTATTTGCACAGCTGGGAATTTCTGTACTGGATGCCGAGGGGAATCTACGCTCTGCCGACACGGTTTTATCAGACCTTGCTGACACGTTCCAGAATATGCCGAATGGCGTCGAGAAAACGGCGGCAGCGGTGGAGCTTCTGGGCCGATCCGGCGCCAGGCTTATCCCGCTACTGAATGGCGGCTCCGAAGGCATTAAGGCATTAACCGATCAGGCCGAACGCTTAGGACTGGTTGTCAGTGACGAGCAGGCCGCCGCGTCTGAGCGATTCAACGACAACATCGCGGCCATGGGCGGCGCATCAAGAGGCGCTGCCAACACCATAGCAGGCGAGCTACTGCCAACGCTCAACGAAATGAGTGGACTGTTGCTTGACGTGGTGGAAGATGGCGATTCAGCGCAGATCATGGCTGACGGCCTTTCGTTTGCGCTCAAGTCGATGGCCACCGTGGTGATAGCTCTCAGTACCACTTTTGCCAACCTTGGCCGGGCAATCGGTGGAACCGCTGCCGCGGCAGTCTCGGCAGCCAAGGGTAATTTTTCCGAAGCCGGCCAGATATTCAGGGACGTGACCGCCGACAACGAAAAAGCCACAGCCGATGCCGAGCGTCGCATCAAGAAAATATGGGATGGCGGCTTTGCTGAAGCAGGTAAGGCTGCTGCGGATACAGTCAAGACCATGCGCGAGCTAGAGGACAGCGTTCGGGCGTCCTCAGAGCGGGCTAACAAGGCGTTTTCAGATTCGTACACCACAATGGTCAACTCCGCAAAAGCGGCCCTGAAAGAGCTGGTAAGCGAGGAAAAGAAAGCCCTTAAAGACCTTGAGGATTTGCGGCAGGATCGGCTCGACATAGAGAAAAGTTACGCCGACAGTATTGCCAGGTTTAGCGGCGGCGCCCAGCCCGGTGATCCGTCCTATGCTCAAGCGCAAGATTTAACCGTGGCTGCTCGCCGTGATTTAACAGATGGCGACACCGAAGGCGCGGCAAAGAAGGCACAGCAAGCGCTAAAAGTTCTGAACGATCTGGCAGATGCCGGCGAGAACACTTACGGCTTTGCCGGTTTTGTGAAGCAGCTAAAAGGCATCGAGTTAGCCGCGAACGATATTGAGCAGACCAACGCCGAGGCCAAGCTGCAAGCGATTACCGCCGAAGTGGTTGAAATGAACGCCAAGATTGAGGGCTTAACCGAGTTCGACATTAAACTGGAGTTGACCGAAACCGAAAAGCAAAAAATCATCAGCCAGATGGAGGATTTGCGCAAGCTGCTGGGTCAACCTGTGTCAATTCAGGCTCAACTCTCCAATGCTTCGCAGCCCGTTGATGGCTTCGCAAGCGGCGGCAAAATCAGCGGCCCCGGCACCGGCACCAGTGACAGCATTATGGCCCGGCTATCAAACGGTGAGTATGTCGTCAAAGCCGCGGCAGTTCGCAAGTACGGGTCGCACATGCTGGACAGCCTGAACGGTATGCGCCTGCCCAAGTATGCAGAAGGCGGGCTTATTGGCAGCGCGTCGGGCGGCACCGGTAGCAGTTCAACGTTAAACCTCTCCCTTGACGGTCAAAACTACGCGCTCAACGGTCAGGCAGACACCATTGCCGACCTCGCCAACGCGGTTCGTAAAGCCAACTTAAAGCGCAGGTAAAACATGCCACAAGTCATACTCGGCGGGATACCCGTCACGCTTGAGACTGGAGAGCCGCAACACTTGTACAGCTACTCGGGCGGGCGTACAGATGTGCGATTAAGCCAGGGCAAGCCGGTTGCCATGCGCAGCTTCACCAAGCGTTTGATTACCATTAGCGGGTCTGGCTGGGTCAGCACTGGACTGGACTCCCTGAATTGGGATGAGTACCAGGTGCTGCAATGCTCCGCACCGCTTCGCGTGTCCGGGTCTTCAGTATCGCTTACCATTACCGCAGACAGTCGCCCCGATGAGCCTGTACTGGCTCAAGCTCTGGTTGATGGCCAGTGGGTATTCACACCCGTCACAATGACCAGCAGAGTGGGCCAAATTACACCGGTTACGGGCGCAACAATGTACACGCTCACCTGGTATCCGCAATTTACCGTGCTATGCGAGCCGCCCGACGAGGGTTATGGCTCTGGCGCCGTTGACTGGCAAATCGTTTGCAGTGAGGTATAGCGAGTGATTAACAGTCAGCCAATTAACAGCGGGCCGCTGAATGGCCGGCAGTCGCAAGCCGTAGAGCCGCCACCGCCTGCCGTTGTAATTGACCCCGGCCCCGGCTTCGTTTGGCGCTGGACTGCAACCTTGGGCGGCGTTGATGTGTCCGAGAAGATCACCGGCCCTGTGCGGATTGAAGCGCAGGAAGACGGCGATATGGTCGCAACGCTGGATTTGTGGCTGGGTGATGACCCGGTGAACATGTACAGCTACACCGGCCAAGCGCTAACGCTGGATTTTGTCGTAATTGGCGACCCTGAAGTCGTCAGCCGCCGATTCACCGGCCAGCTTGTACAGCCAGAATTTGACGTGCTCACCCGCATACTGTCCTGCACCGGTACCACGCGGTTAAGCGGCGTTTTTGAGGCCAAAGAAATTGCAGAGATTGATTCGTTCATCGGCGGCACCTGGTCGTCTGACGTATTTGAAGAAACCGCAGGCCGCAGTCGCTGGGATTACACCAAAGAGCGATTGAGCACACTTACCGCAGGGCTCAGCGCCGACAGGTATGGGCAACCAAGGGTTACGCCTTGGCACTCGCCGGGCATCGCCTACGAGTTCGGTCCCGGCAGCACGGCTTATCAGAGTTTAGACATTGCACTGGCATCGCTGAGCGAAACCATCAACACCGTCGAGCTGGAAATTGATTACCGCTTCCCGCGCTACCGGCAACGCAATCAGTCGTACAGCTGGATCAATCCATTGACCGGGGGCAGTGTTGGCGTGACGGGACTGGTTAACTGGCTGGATAACGGCTCGTCCGAGTTGCCAGATATTGAAATGATACAGGATGCCGTGCAGTCTTCCGGCTGGTTTTTGACCTCGGCGGGATGGTATCGATTGCCGGGTGACACGACATTACCAAACGGCTCTGCATGGCTTAACAAGTTTCTGGACTTGCTACTGGGCGCCAATTTCTCAACCGCCATTCGGTGGTCACAGCGAGCCGTTGAACGCTACATCGTCCGGCTTGAAGTTTCCGCCGCTGTTACTGCCGTGGGCCAGGTAATCGCCCGCGACCGCGTTGTGCTCGATACCGAAACCGACACGGATCGGCTATGGGAGCAGAGCGGCGTTGATGCGCTGGGTGTCGCACCGTCTGATGATCTGGTTGATGCCTTGCCACGGCGAGATCAATCACGATTAGACCTTGCGGCCGACACCGGTCTGAGCCGCGCGCGCGCACAACTCCTGTCTGCGCAGCGTGGAAACATTGTCAGCTGGCAGGTGCCTTTAGCTCACGCACTCGGCGTTGATGTAGGGCAGCGGCAAAAGCTGAATGACCAGGGCGCAACGGTCACCGGGTCAGTCGTCGCGCTAACCGAGGAGGCCGACACCACAACCGGCGCGGCACTGCTAACCATCAGCATCGCCGTTAGCCAGGGTGAAGCCGCGGCCGTGTCGGATGCTCTGATGCTGCCGTCTGCGCCCGGGTTTATTGATGACGCCGCACCAACTATTAACGGCACATTGCCCACGCAGCTGATCCAAAATCAATCAAGCCCGCCGTATGACGAAGACCTGCCCGGCTTTTCCGGCAGCTACGCCATCGGCACATGGAATGCCGCTGACCGCTACCCCCGGCGCTTTGCCGTACCCACGCCAGAAATACCGGCACAATGGCGCGACGAAATCACGGCAGAGCAGCCCGTAACAATCCGAATTGCACCGCCCGTTGATGAATTGGAGGTTTAACCGTGGCCACATCACGCGAGCAGAGATTAACTGAACGGCTTATAACCGGGCTGAAAGACCTGGCCGAGCCTGAGCGGCAACCGCCAAAGTTGTCGCGCTCTGAAGTGAAGGGCGCCATTCCAGCCGGTCGCGGATATGCAGAATCGAATTATCAGCCTGGTACAGCCACCTCTACCGGTGGCGGAATCGCAAGCCCTCTTATTGAAGGCGAGGCGCCACCACCGCCGCCCGATAACAACCCCGGCCAGGACATGACACTGGAGCCAGGGCTAGATCGGGAGTATTGGCCGCAGGGGCTGACAAGTAGTGACGGGCTTTTCGTGCTGCCATCCATAAAACAGCTGGTCATGCGGGATGCCAACGGCGAAAAAGTAACCATACTGCTGGCAGACCCTGATTCAGAGGCGACTCCCTGATGAGTAGCGTGCCGCCGTGGGGTGTGCCGTTTCACGGATTAATCAAAGGTAGCGAGTTAACCCTACCTAACGGGCAAACAATCCCCTGCCGTCAGCCAAGCGGATTCGACTTTGAGCGCGGCCATACACATCTGATCGAAGTGCCCGGCACCCCCGAAGTTGTCAGAACGTCCGAGGAAGCCGCCGAAGATACTGCCAGCGGCAGGCAGTGGCTGAATAAGGCCATGATCTCTGGTAACCAGATCCACGGCGTGACGATTGGCAATGGCGGCATGCTTTACATCGCGCCAGACGGCGGCAGATGGCTGGTAAGCTCAAGCCTGCACGGCAGTAATTCGAGCGTGGCCGTATTCACCGTGACGCTATCGCTTTTCGGGATTCTTGGTGGCGACTCAGAACAATACAGCTACACCGTTTCCGCGCCTGACCTCTCGGCGGAATGTGCTTATCACGGCATCAGCGAATCAAGCGGCAGAGTGCGTATGTACCACGCGCACCCGCAAGGGCAGGCGGCTGTTTACGGGGTGTTTGCACAGCTTTCGGTTTACAAAGAATTTGCCGCACTGGCATGGCTGGAGATTTCCCTTTCCGGGCCGGCAGATAACTGCATTATTAATTGCTCGCTGATTCGTGACGCGGCGACAACAGATGGTGAAGCAATACAAGATGACGACTTTGCCAATGTTTCAGAATTCACGAGTTACATTTTCGGCTCAAACTCTGAAGCGGATACCACTGTCGATGCGCACCCAGATTGCTCAGGAAGCTACAGGAGAGAAATAACCTATTCTGTTTCGACGTCTGCATCCGGGCAAGAGGCAAGCGTTCAATCTTTGCCGGGCAACCCAGCGGAAGGGGTGCAAGAGCATGCCCAAAATTACCGGGATATTATCGTGGGGATGCTGTACTCGGAGGCTGGCAATCTTCAGGAGGTCACACTAGAAACCCTGCTGCAAAGAACGATAACCGCCGGGCCGATTACGTCAAGCTCAACCCCTTATATTCTGGCTTACAACATCGTGACAGGCGCCGGAGTTTGTGAGCAGCAAATAACACAAGAGCAGAGAGGTTCAGTGACGGTTGGCCAAACCGCGTCTTTTGATACCATGGCCACATTTGTTGTAAGGATCGGAGCACAAGAGATTACCCGGCAAACCATGAGTTATACCAGGTCTGCGAGCACCACATACGAATACACCCGAGGGATTAGCGGCGAGGGAATTACCCGCGAGGGTTTGCTTTCAACATCTCACCAATGCTTACCGGGAGGCACCGGCACCAGCGATCTTACAACCAATTCTGGATGGCTTGGACTGGCCGCAAACGGTGGAAGAGTCACAATCGACCCCAGAGTGTACGCTCTAGAAATGACCTCTGGCGGCTGGTGGTTTAATTCTGATCGCGTGGCATCCAGTTTTTCGCCTGCACAAGACTCTCTTTCAATCCGCCTGATAAGGCTCAGTAATGGGCTTTACGGCTTTGTGGCAAGGCGCCGAAATCTTGGAAATAACCTTTATTTCTACACGCACATGAATGAAGGCGGAACACCGCAGGGGCCAGTAGTGCTGGAAGAAATATCAACCAGTAGCAGCTCAGCATATCAGACAAACGCAACTGCACATGGCAGCTATAACCCAATCACCGGCCAAGCCGCACAATCTTTTTCATCCGTTTGCTGGACTTAACTGGAGCACCCAATGAACTTTATTAACAACTATTCTGAGCCGCTAACCCTGGCCTTGGGTGCCACATCGGCGACACTAACCCTGCCCGATGGAGAGTACAGGCTCACACTGACCGACAGCGAAAGCACCCGCTGGGAAGTTGTGGGAGCCGTGGTTGTCAGCGGCAGCGCCACATTACAGCGAGCGATTGAAGGCACTGCCGATCAGTCATGGCCAGAAGGTAGTGTGATTTACAGCGCCATTACTGCCGGGCTGCTGCAAACCATATTCGAACGGCTGTTACCCGCAGGCGGCACCGAAAGCCAGGTATTAAGTAAACTTTCTGACTCTGACTTTGCCGTGCAGTGGGTAAACGCACCCGGCGTACCGAGCTTTTCGGGAGCCCTGAGTGGCCGCTTGTTCGTTGCCTACCTGGACCCAGAAGACAGTGTGTACAAGGCGGCGATCATTAACCTTGTTACGGGCGCTGTTGAGCAACCAGCACCATGGATGCAGGCATACCCCAATAGCTCGCTAAGCCAGGCTAATTATTGCGATTCATTAAGCGCCCTTGCCGCATTCCCAACTCAGGGCTCAGGCGCAACGCTACAAATTTTCGAAGGCTCAGGCTTTACGCCTGGCGCGACTATTAGCGATATCGGCCTTAGCGGCGGCGTGTCCTGGAAGCCGGACGGCTCAAAGTTGGTAGCGGTCAGGGGCAGCGATTCTGTCATCCCGATAAATTACACAACTTCACCCACGGCATCGCTACAGAAAGCGCTTGGCGGAACGGGAGAGATTTCAGGCGCCGCTCCTATAGCAATGCCAATCTGGTCGCCTGACGGTGCTTATTTATATATCCCCGGCGATAACGGAATAAAGCGCCATAATGGAACCACTTTCGCCATTATTGACACCGTTCTTGATGAGCAGATTTTTCAGTTTGCGCTCTCCGCCGATGGATCAAACGCCGCCGTTCTTTCGTACAGCTTCAGCACCTACGAGGAAAGCATCAGGATCGTCGAAACAACCGGCTGGACAGTGCTGGCCACATTCTCTGCGTACAGCTATGGAACAGCTTCGGGCAAGCTTACAAAGCGCATGACATTCAATCCGGCAAACTCTCAGCAACTTGCCGTTGCAATGCAAGAAACAATCGGGGGTCTTGACGTTGCGTGTGTGATTCTTGACGTTAGCTCGCCCGGAACTGAGGTGGCTCTCAGTCCAGAGGAAGATTACGGAACACCGTCAGGAGCAGGCAAGCAAGCCGCATTCAGTCCTCAAGGCGACCGGCTGTACATCTCAACATCTTCGGGCCTGCATTCTTACGTGACCGCGGACTGGTCATACGCCGGAACTCTGCCAAACATTAGCGCCGAGAATGTCCTGGCACTGCCATAAACTCACTTCTGGCCGATCTTCTCCAGCTTGGCATCGATCTTTTTGCGCTCAATCTTGTGGCTCATGGCGACGATAAACCACACCGGAATCCAGAATCCCACGGTAATAACGGAAAGGAAAAGGTGCAGAATGTGGTTTGTTTTATGGTCGCCGCGCTTTGCAATTAGTTGTGCTTCAGTCATTTTAATGTCCTTTATTATGTGGCTTTCTATATGCTTCGCTTTGACCTATTCAAAGCAATAACATTATCGCCCAGGCTGTAAACGTAATCTGCCCAGTCCTGCATCATGCGCACCCTCTCCGCCAGGTATTGCGCGTGGTTGTACGCTGATTCTGTTTTGTTCTTCTTCGCGTGAGCCATCTGCACATCAATGTGCGCCTCCGGGTAACCGATTTCGCGTAGCTGGGTTGATGCCGTGGCCCTGAAATCGTGGCCAGTGATCCTGCCCGTGGGGTAGCCCATGCCCTCAAGCGCGCGATTGATCGTCGTTGGTGACATCACATCACGCGGCCGGCGCGTATTCGGGAACAGCCACTCACCGCCGCCCGTTATCGTTTTCAGTTCCCGCAGAAGATCCACCACCTGGCTTGCCAGCGGTACCAGGTGAATCCGTCGCATCTTCATTTTCTCGGCTGGAATGCGCCACACAGCTGCGTCTAAGTCGAAATACTCCCACCGTGCCTGCCGTATCTCTGCCGAACGAACGAACGTCATTAGCAGAATCTCAAGGCAGATCCCCGTTGTGCGGTTTCCGCCAAACGTTTCCAGCCTCCCCAGGTACTCTGAAATTTCTTTTGTCTCCAGCGCCCGGGCGTGATTAATCGCCGGCCGCGTCATTGCCCCGCGCAATGCTTCCGAGGGATTGCCGTCAGCTCGCATTGTCGATACTGCAAACCGGAAAACGGCGCCGCACCATTGCCGCACGGATAGCGCGTAGGTGGTCGCCCCACGCTTATCCATGTGCCGCATGATGTCGAGGATGTGGATGCTGGTGATTGATCGAATGGGCAGCTTGCCGATGACGGGGAATACATTGCCTTCCATCGCTCGAGTAAACTGGCTGGAATATTTCGATGACCACGTTTTAGCTTTTTGTTGCATGAACTCGCGGGCGATAGATTCAAAGGTGTGTTCGCCATCTGCGATATTGCTCAGCCGCTCAATTTGTCGGGCCCTGGCTGGACTGATCCCTTTGCGTACCAGCTTACGGGCCTGATCCCGAGCTTCACGCGCAGATGCTAGGGTCATTTCTGGATATTCACCCAGGGCGAAAGCGTTCTCTTTGCCGGCAATGCGGTAGCGGTAGCGCCAAAGCCTGGCACCGGTGGGTTTGACTTCAATATAGAGGCCGGCGCCGTCCGTTATTTTGTAAGCCTTGGCGGCTGGCTTGGCGCGGCGTAGCTGTAGGTCTGTGAGTGGCAC